TGGTTAGGTGTAATGTATTTTGGAAAATGTTGGGTAGATAATTATTTCAAAAGCAAATCTGAAAAGTGTTGTACTAAGAAAGAATCTAAAAAAGATAAAAGAGAATTATTGAACGATTAATTTCATTTCTCTATACTTATCTCTAAATTATGGAGATTGGAGATATTTATGGATATAAACGAGATTATAAGTATTTTAAGAGAAGCAATTGAAGATGCGGATTGGGATATAATTAAAGAATTGGTTGATGACCTATCTACAGATTTAGGAAATCCATTAGATGGTTACAACGAAGATGAGGATTGGTTCGATGTTGAACCAAGTGATTTAAATAAGTAAATAAGGAAAAGTAATGAACGAAGGTAAAGTAAAATGGTTTGATAGTAAAAAGGGTTACGGTTTCGTATCCAATACATCAGACGATAAAGATTACTTTGTACATTTTTCCGAGATTCAAATAGACGGCTTTAAGACTTTAGAAGAAGGTCAAAAAGTAGAGTTTGAAATCGGTGAAGGTACAAAGGGCCCTGTTGCGAAGAACGTTAAAGCAACAGAGTAATAAGGTATGGGGCTGACAGGGATCGACTGGTGTTATTCGGTACTAAAGTGCAGCAGAGATTGAGTATGTCTCGTATAAAAAGACTCACAAACCCAAAATGGCGATAACTCGCTTGAAGGGTTGGTAATTGATTGGCATTTGGCTGAGTCCGATATGTCAGTTGGTGTTGAACCAGTAATGGTCAACGATTATCAACCAACTTACGCTTACGCATAAGTTACTGAGTTGTCTAACACTCGGTCATAAAATAAGTTAGACGAACAACTCGCGTGGTAGAGTATAAGAGTCACCAGTTGACAATCTGAACAAATGTCCGAATGGTTTGTTAGTATCCTATCGTGATTGGAAACTAAACTAAGCTGTAAATGACTTTGTATAGGAAACAGACAGGACCGGCGTTCGAATCGCCGCAGCTCCACAAAATATGGTTATAAAAAAATACTATTACGAGAGAAGTAATCTCTTAGAATCCAATGTTAATATAAACTTTGAAGAACTACTTTGGATGGATGATGCACAAACTGAAGAATGGATAGAAAGTCTTAGAAGTTTTATTATTTCAGAATGGGATGATAAAGGTATTCCACCTACGATTGGACAAGACACTAAAGACATTAAAAAGAACTTTAGGAAATTAAGGGATTATCCATTACATCAAGGTAAGAAACAGTTCTTAACCAAAGATGAAGATACGGGTGAGTATGACGTGATTAAGAATTATAATAAACACGCAAGTGGTGTTAATCAATTCTTTCCTACGATGTTAAAGACTCGTGTAAATAAAAGTTCTATATACACTTGGTTTACGGATGAGTATAAAGATAGATTTCAAAAGGTTATTCGGAGAATTCTAAAACGAGATTCAATGTATAATTGGTCAAGGTGTTTATTAGCGAATGAAGAATTATCAGAAAATTTTTTCGTAGTTCAACATAAAAAGAATTCAGTAGAAAGTGGTTATTTAACTTTATCAAAATCTGAGGTAGAAAATCTCAATAGTAAATACACAACAAATCTTCCAAAGGAACTTGATGATACAAAATATAAGTTTTTGGTTCATAAATTTGAACTTAATCAAAAGTTATTTCCAGCAGGAATCCAAGCATTCAGATTAGGACTTGGACAACCAGCCGTGAACTTCCCACCATTAACAGCAAGGTATTTATATGAAAGATATACAGAACATATATCACAAGATGTGCTCAATGTGTATGATCCATCCGCAGGTTGGGGTGGTCGCATTCTCGGAGCTATGTCATCACTCAAACGAATTCATTATATTGGTACAGACCCTAACACGGACAATTATATAGACGAGTTAGGTAAGACAAGATACGAATATGTAGCCGATTTCTTTAATAATGAAGTATTAGAAACAAATCCTTTTTGGGAAGAAGATAAAAATACCTATCATTTATTTCAAGATGGAAGCGAGAATATTGGGAACAATTTAGAGTTTCAGACGTATAAGGGTAATTTGGATTTGGTTTTTACGAGTCCGCCATACTTTGATCGTGAAAAATATAGCGAAGATGAAGAACAATCTTATAAGCTATATCCTAAGTATGATAGTTGGAGAGATGGTTTTTTAAGACCAACTTTGACCACTGCCTTTGAATATTTAAAATCAAACAGATATTTATTATGGAATATATCTGATATCAAAATAGGAAAGAATAAATACCACCCACTCGAACAGGATAGTATTGATATCATTGAATCTCTTGGTGGTGAATATAAAGGTAAATTAAAAATGTTAATGACATCTATGGTTGGAGTTGACCAATCTAATGTTAAAAACGCGGTAAAGGTGGGTGGAACATATCTGAAATATGAGCCCATCTTTGTATTTTTTAAGCGAGAAAAGACTTGATTTTTATGAATTTATTTCGTAAGATCAATACAGTAATTCGAAAGGAGAATTAAATGATATCTACTAACAAGGCAATAGCGGGATTAGTATTTATAACATTGATGAATGGTTTTGTTTCTGTTAATATGTTTACTAACCAGAGTACTTTTTACTCAAATGAAGTTGATAAACTATTGATAGAGAATGATAAACTACATAATGATTTAAGTGAGTTTTATAAATACGGTGTAGAGGTTGATGTAACAATGTATAGACCAAATGTTCGTGAAACAGATAGTACACCAAATATAACAGCAGATGGAACTCAGTTTCGTATCAGTAAAGCATCTGATTATAGATATATAGCACTATCTCGTAATTTGTTAAAAAGATGGGGTGGCCCATTTGACTATGGAGATTTCATTCTTATTAAAGGAACTGAAGGTGGACATAAAGATGGTGTTTATAATGTAAGAGATACAATGAATCCAAAGTATGTTAACTATGTTGATATTTTGGAGTCTAAAAATGTAAAACCTTATAAGTATGAAAATGTCCACATTTATAAAATGGATTGGACGGAGAATTTAGCATTAATAACAAATGTCAAAGGAGAATAAATGACAGACAAATCTGAATTAAAAGTTGGTGATTGGGTTCATGTGTTAATAATTGGGTTTAGGTCGGGAGATCTAAAAAACGAACCAGCTTACCAAATAGAAAGTATTGACGGTGATGATTACACCGCAGTTCAGAAAGAAGGTTCTTACGAGCATAGAGTAACAGTTAAAAAAGGAAAATTAAAAAAATTATAAATAAGAGGTTATAAATGAAACAATTAAATGAAACCCAATTAAAGGAAAATTGGGATAAATTAATACAGGTTATAAAGGATACATTTGAAGATGGAAGCGAACGCCGCGAAAATCTTCTTAGAATGTACCATGACTTAGAGGATAGGATGATAATGGCACCAGCTTCTGGTAAAGAAGAATATCATTATTGTCATGTAGGTGGTTATGTAGAACACGTTCTTCATGTTGTAGATACGGCACGAAAAATGTCAGACACTTATGAAGCCGCAGGTGGTCATAAAAATTGGACAGACGAAGAACTTGTTTTTTCCGCTTTACACCACGACTTAGGTAAAGTTGGTGATTTAAGTGATGAGTATTATGTTCCACAAGATAATGATTGGAGACGTAAAACTCTTGGTGAAGTCTATACATATAATACAGATATACCAAATATGAGAGTTCCAGATAGAGCACTTTTTCTATTACAACATTTCGGAGTGAAAGTTAGTCTAAACGAAACTCTTGCAATCAAACTTGCCGATGGGTTATATGATGAAGCCAACACCTACTATATGAAAGTATTTGATGCTAGTCGTTCTCTCAAAAATCATCTTCCTTATATTATTCATTGGGCAGACCACATGGCAACAACGGTAGAATATGATGAGTGGAAACGTGGTGATGAAGATGAAAAAGAAGAAATGGAAAGTAGAATAGAAAATATCAAAAGTGTTACTGTAGAAAAAGAAGAACAGGAACACGAAGATCCTGTTTTAGAAAATAAACATAAAGACTTATTTGACGAGTTATTTGGAGATAAATCATGATTATAGAAATAATATTAGGATTACTTGTTCTTGCTGAAGGATATGTAATTTGGAATTTAACAAGAAAAACAGAAATGTTAGAAACTTGGATAGAAGATTTTAGTGATAGAATTACACGAGTTCAACAAGAATTAAAAGATATAGATTCTACTGGTCATTTTGAAGCAGATGATGAAATAGGTACTATATTTGAAGGTATAAAAGAAGTAATTGATGATTTAAATAACTTTGTAGAACAGGAGTCCATAAGTGAGTAAGATTACAACACCAGTAAAGAAAAAGAAGAAAACTAAGAATTATTATTTTAACCAAACGACTGAAAATGCTATTATTCGATATAATAATACAGATGATGTGCGATTAAAGAATATAATTTATAATGAACATATATCTTTCGCTTTTGATAAATTAGCAGAAAATATAATTCATACATTTAAGTTTTATTATTTTGATGTTCCATCAGAGCAAGTAAAACATGAAGTAGTTTCTTTTCTTGTTATGAATATGCACAAATTTCAAGAAGGTAAAGGAAAAGCATTTTCTTACTTTAGTATTGTTGCAAAGAATTATTTAATTCTCCATAATAATAAAAATTATAAACATTATAAAATTCATGATAAAATGGAAGTACTTGATTATGGTGATTCTCTTACTAATAAACAAGACGAAAAGGATACCGCACAATTTAATGAACAATATGTAGATGAGATGTTAGATTATTGGGAAGAAAATCTTACTAATATTTTTAGACGACAAAAGGATATTCTTGTGGCTGATGCCGTATTAGAAATGTTTAGACGTAGAGAGAATATAGAAAATTTTAATAAGAAAGCTTTATATATTCTCATTCGTGAAATGACTGGTTCTAAAACTCAACATATTACGCGTATTGTAAATGTTATGAAGAAGTATAATCTTCGATTACAGATGGAATTTGCAAATACAGGACAAATTGATACTGCAAATACAGGATCATTTCTGTAATGTGGTTAAAAATAATTAAAAAATAAAAGAATAAGAAGCAAAAAAAAGGGGAAGCGTTAGATATTTTGTATGAAATGTTCTAACGCTTTTTCTATGCCATTTATTTTAATACCATTGACATAAAAAATATCATCTCTATTTGTTTTAATAATATGTGGTAAACCTTTAACGAGTAATCTATTATTCATATTTTCATAAGGTGTTAGATATCTCAAATTATCAACAACATTATTTTCTCTGTTTCTATCTATGTGGTCTATCTGATTACCATTAGGTCTTTCACCTAACCATGCTTCGGCCACTAAAGCGTGTGTAAGTTCGGTGTGTTGAACTTTATTAAGTCGTAGATTTACTTGTGAATATCCTTTATTTTGGCGTCGTTGTTTTAATATACGATTAGTTTTGATATTACGAATATTTCCCAAATTAGAAACTTCATAATTTGTATATGTGGGGTGTTGTTTATATCTTTCCATACTAATAAATATCAAAAACCGCAAAAAAAAAGGGGAAATAAATTAATAGTTCCCCTTTTTCATTATCCGATAATAGCTATTTACGGAATAAACCCACCAACACCAACAAAGCGACAAGTCCAGCAAATCCAGATTCGCCGAATGTATTTATGATTGATGTCAGGTTACCTATAACATTAACACCAAAGACTCCAGTTCCAAAGATTACTTCGGAAACGGCACCTATGGCTACAAAGGACATTAATAGATGAGCAATGTCGTCTACCCAGCCTTTGACTAATGAGATGACTTCCTTCATTGTTTTCTCCCGTTTATTTTTCTTATCATTTAACAAAAAAGGGAACTTTCTTCCGTTTTTTGTTGTCAGAATATCTCCCGACATAAATAAATATAATATATACTATATTTCCTTTTTGCATATATATAGATCAAACTAATGTTCATTTTTTGGTTATTTCATATTTATATATGAGTTATAATATCTATTTTTAATACAATACGAGGAAACCAAAATGAGTCAGGATTATGAATTATTTGAAGGTAAATCACTATCATCATTATTCAAGGACATTTATGATAATTCCAAACATAACAAAAAACAACTTGAAGTATTAGTTGGTGAAGTTGCTTCATTTATCAAAGATGGGGATATGGCTATCCAGTTAATTCCTATGATAAAGGAGTATTTGGACATAAATGTGAAGAATGATGAACAACTTGTCAAACTGGCAACCGTTGTACAACGATTGATTGCTGCTGAAGCTAAGAGTGGTGCAGAATCAGAGTATGGTTTATCAGACAAAGAAAAAGAACAATTACTAACAAGTATAGATGAAGTAGTTGTAGACATCCAAAAGAAATCAGATAAGATATCAGAAGATATACAATCAGTTAAGGAAAATTAATGGCATATAAGA